CCATATATAAATGCGATCCTGTCGTTGATTTCTTTTGTCTCCTGCATCTGTCCGTTGTAGTGTGTCATTTGTCTTAGCTGCTCCAACTGGGTAGTGTTCAGCTGATTGATGTCGATTGTGATTTCATGTTTCTTCATTGTTTTTTCTCCCTTCTGCATACGTGTCCAAGTATGTAAAATTTAAAGGGGAACTACTCCCCTAAAAATTTATAAATAGCTTCTTTCAAAATGCTTGCCTGCGATACGTTCTCACGCTCGCATTTTGCTTTGAACCGCTCGCCGTCTTCCTTGGGAATCTCAACGATCACCCGTTTATAATGGGCAGCTTTCCAGCGGTTTTTTACCTCGCTAGAGGTTTTTCCCATTGAATCACCTCCTAGGCTGTGTTATAATATATGAACAACGAGCAAACCGTTTAAAGCGGTTGCGAGGTATAGCGATTAAATAACCGCCCCCACACTATCCAGGGCGGTTATTTACTTTTCCCGGTGAATTAAAACTAATCCCAATACCATCAACATAATTGATAGCATTTCGTAATCAGTCATATCTGAAACCTTTCTAAGTAGTCAACCGCCTTTATAGTTGCTCGCTGTTGTCTGATTTTTTTATCGTTTTGTCGGGTCTTATCTGCCCGCCGGAGTTAATGCCATTTCCTCGCATCCGGTGATTTCTGTATTCGCTTTTTCCTTTGCGGTGACTATATCTTATCACTACGTGGACAAGTATGCAAGACATTTTTGCAATTTAATCTTGTATTTTTTTTCGTACAATCTGCAAAGCATTGAAAATTCAACGGGTTTCTTCAACTTGAAGCAATAAAAATGTGGTACAATGGTATTGTGAAAAGAGACGAAAAGAACCGGGCAACCAGTCCAGCCCGGGGAAATCGTCTTTTTTTCATATAGATGTAGGAAACAGAAAGGGGGCGGAAGCCGTGGCAATCAATCAGTACGACAGGGGCAGCAAAGAGAACGGGCCGAACGCCCACAAAAAAGGAAACAGGACGCCAGGACAGCCCAGGAACGGCGCAGGACTGGCAGAGATCAGCCGGAGAGAGTCGGCGGAGATCGCCAAGTACAGAGAGATCGCAGAGAAGCAAAGAAAAGCGAAGAAGTACAAGCAGGAAGATCTGGCCGGGATAGTGAAGCGGCTGAATAGCTACATAACAGAACAGACCGAACAGGAAAAGCCATTGACGGTGGCGGGAATGATCCGGGCGGCAGGTGTCAGCAAGTCGGCATGGTACGAAATGATCGGCGGAGAGTATGACTACCGTCTTTATCAATACGCCGAATACCATAATATTGACATAGACGCAGTACCACACACGGGCGATATTCCCACACTTACAGACAGCGACGGAGAGGAAATACTGCTTATAACGTACAGAGAGGCGTTGCAAAAAGCCATGCTCGCAATCGAGGAACAGACCGAAGAACGGCTATATTCCAAGGGTCGCGTGGGTGATATCTTTAGCTTGAAAGCAGTCCACGGATGGCAGGAAGACAGCCAGCCGCAAAGCGTAACGAACAATCTAGTTATAGCCAGCCCAGAGCAGGCAAAGAGGGCTATAGACCTGCTGAAATAGCCAACTATTCCCTTAATGTAAATTATCGGCATAGTTGAATGTATAAACGTAGGAACTTATGCAGAGTGCTGTAGCCGTTGAAATACCAACGATTATAACAAATGAAGCGGTTAAGCTGATGGATAATTATACAGTGATTATACATAAATGTATGCAAAAACACCGGGGAAACACCCACAAACCACTGCATAATTATACAATGGTAGGGACTCCATCCACCCCACCCCGCCACATACAGAGAGGGAGCAGGAAGAAAAAAGAAAAGGAAGGAAAGCGGTTTGATCCGTCTACCACTTCTTACTATATATAAGGTAGAGCGGTGTCCCAAAGCGACCGGGCTATCAGTGGAATATTGGTGTGGGGGGCACCACACGCGTAAGTAACCCCCAGAAAAAGGTGCATCAAATTCTGACGCACGAAAAAAATTTTTCAAAATATAAAAAGGGTCCAGCAAGGGCTCTTTTTTAATTACCTCGAAATCGAGGCAATATGGTGGCGTAGCTCAGTTGGAAGAGAGGATGAGCGAAAACTCATCAGGGCGGTGGTTCGAGTCCACCCGTCACCATACAGAGAGACCCTGCCGGAGACCGTGTGTCACCGAATGCTAGCCTGCAGGGAACTCAGCTGGGAGTTTTATTAAGCGGGGCGCAAATGCCCCAAGAAAAGCACACCACCAAAAGGTGGTTTTTTAATAGGTGAAACCATGTCAACATTGCAAGACGCATATTTGCAAAATGTACAAGCGAATTACAGGTATTACTGTTACCATGTTCATAATTTTGGGCGAAACGTGGAGGTGGATGGATATAACTGGTATCCGAGCAAGTTTCACAGGTTTCTGTGTGACACCATACAGGAATTCGTAGAGAAGGAAAGCGAATTTCCCATGGGTGAGTTTCTGATACTGAACACGCCGCCGCAGGTAGGAAAATCCACCACGGTAACGGAGTGTTTGCCGTCATGGTACAAAATGAAACATGCGGATAGTGGCGTAATAGTAATCTCATACGGAGATGATCTGGCGCAGAGGTTTGGCAGGGCGAATCTGGACAAGATAAAGCAGTTTGGGTCCATTTTTGGCGTAAAGGTTAAAAAAGACAAGGCGACAGCGGCAGAAGTAGAGCTTAAGGGTCATAAATTACAGATGATTTCCCGCGGATTAAAATCTCCGCTGACCGGATATACTGGAAACTTAATTGTCATGGACGACCCGATCAAGAACAGAGAGGACGCTGATTCCGAAAAGAAGAGAGATAGTCTCTGGGAGGAATTCAACGACTCCATCATGACGCGAATGGGCAAGGGCAGTAAGTTGGTGCTCATTATGACAAGGTGGCACGAAGACGACCTTGCGGCGAGGATAATGAAAGAATTCCCTGACCGCACAACAGTTGTTAATATCCCGTGTGAGGCTGACGATGAAGACGACCCTTTAGGGCGGCATATAGGAGAGCCTATTTGTCCGGAAATCGGACGAGACAAGGCGTGGGTAGAAGACAAGAAACGAACGGTAGCATCCGAGCAGGGCATGAGAACATGGAACGCACTGTATCAGGGCAGACCTACCGCAAGAGAGGGTAACATACTCAAACGTGAGTGGTGGCAGTATTACGACTACAGTGACTTTGAGAATGGCACGCTAAAAATGAACAATATGATAATGTCCGTGGACGCTACCTTTAAGGATCAGGCTAAAAACGACTATGTAGCGATTGAAGTGTGGGGAAAGAGAGAGAACAGGTTCTATCTTCTGGACTGCTACAATGTTCACCTGAACTTCCCGAACACAGTAAAGAAAATCAAGCTTGTAAAAGCGAAATATCCGCAGATTACAGCCATTTTGATAGAAGATAAGGCAAACGGTACCGGAATCATACAGGTCCTAAGAGAGCAGCTCATGGGAGTTATCGCCGTAGAGCCGGAAGCGAGCAAGGAATCCCGCGTCAACCACGTTTCCTTTGCGATCGAAGCCGGATGCGTGTATCTGCCGAGGGATAAGAAGTTCACATGGGAGTTTATAGACCAGTGCGCCTCGTTTCCTAACGGAGCACATGACGATATGGTGGACAGTATGTCACAGGCACTCGCAAGGCTCATTCATAAACGTACTTTCCGGCAGACCATGCGGCAGGCAAGACGGGGTGATTTCAACATCCCGAAAAGGATAAACAAGGCAAAATCTATAGGAAAAGGAGATAAGATCCATGTTATTTGATATTTTGTTGACAATTTGCGTGGTGTATCTGATGATTTTACCGTTTTTTGTGGTTAAATTCATCGCATACGGCGTAAAACTGGCATTAGTTGAGGAAAAAGAAGAAGTTCCTGCTTTTGTAGATGCTCCCAAGATAAAGCACAGGGAGACCAAGGCAGAGAAGAAGCAGAGGACCGAACAGGAAGCAGAAATCAGAAAGATCAACTCTGTTTTAGCCAATATAGACCGATATGATGGCACAGACAATGGACAGGAGGAAATCAAGTGACAAACCCTGTAAAGAAAAACGTCGATATTCCGCAGACACCGGAAAAGTACTGGAAACGGTACGAAAAAGGCATGGAATATCTGACAAATAAACAACTTATACCCAAAACAAATAAAGCATGGAATTTTTATTCCGGAAATCAATGGGAAGGCATGAAGAGCGGCGGTGAAGAACTGCCGTTTTTAAATTTCATCAAGCCTACCATCAAGCACAAAGTCTCCACCGTATCACAGAACAACATGGTAGCGAAGTATTCCGACGCAGAAGGCAGGGAGGAAGAAGAAACCATGGCGATTTACAGCAAACTCAATGCTATGTTTGCTAGATGCTGGGAAAAATCCAACATGGACATGGAGCTTTGGGCAACAACAAAGGATTCAGCGGTCACCGGAGACGGTATCCAGTATTACGGAACCGCCAACGTTGAAGATGTGCAGCGACTGCTTAACACCTCGGTGCTTTATGGCGACGAGTCCAATCAGAATATACAGCAGCAGCCATATATCATCATCGTACAGAGGCTTACTGTAGGAGCTGTCAGGGAGCGCGCAAGACTGAACAACATACCGGAGAGCGAAATAAAGAGGATCACAGCAGACAATGACACGGAAAACCTTGTTGGAAACCGGGACGAAGTCACAAACGACTCATCCAGTAACGAGTCCAAGGTGACGTGTATTATCCATATGGAGAAAAAAGGGGGCATCGTTCATGTAACGCAGTGCACAAGAAGCGTGATTTTCGAGCCGGAGCATCCAATACAAGTAACTCTGGCAAATGGCGAACCGGGCAGAGGACTTACTCTCTATCCGCTTGTTAAGATTTCATGGGAAGATTACCCGAACAGTGCAAGAGGGATCTCCGAGGTAACACAGCTTATCCCCAATCAGCTTGAAATCAACAAGACCCTAGCACGCCGGAGCATGATTATTAAGCTTACGGCGTTCCCGAGAATCGCATACGACGGTAATGCCATCACAAACCCGGAAGCACTCGGAGAGGTGGGAGCACCTATCGAGATGCAGTCTGGCGGTGTGCAGAGCATCAACCAGATAATTTCATATCTGAATCCGGCGCAGAGTAACTCTGATCCGAAAAACTATGCAGATGATCTGCTGTCCAATTCGCAGGAATTGTCCGGATCTGGCGAGACTGCCATGGGTAACATCAACCCGAACAGAGTTGCGGCATCCGCAATCATTGCTATCCGTGACCAGGCGGCACTCCCGCTGAATGAGCAGGTGGCTAAGATGAAAACCTTCGTTGAAGACCTTGCTAAGCTATGGGTTGAAATCTGGGCTGTATATCATCCGGACGGTTTTGATGTTGCTATCGACACTACAGATGATATAGGAGAATCTCACCGGACTGTGGAGAGAGTCACTACAGAAGAATTGGACAACATGAAGCCGGATATCCGAATTGACGTATCGCAGGATAACCCGTGGACAAAGGAAGCGGAGCAGACTGCGCTTGACAGCATGCTTGAAAAACAGCATATCACGTTCAAGGAGTACGTCGAGCTTGCACCGGATAACAGCGTTGTCCCGAAAAATAAACTGATGGAAGTTTTCCGGAAACGAAAACTCGAGCAGCAGGAGCAAATGAAGCAGGAAGCCGCAGGGCTGCAGGCGACGTATGGAGCTGATATGCAGGCGGCACAGAAGGCATGGGAGGCGCAAGATGGTAACAGTGAACAGGCGGTGCAGTGAGTGTAACAGCGAAATGCTGCTAGATAAAATTTCAAGAAAAGACGGCGTGGAGACATTTTTCTATGCCTGCGTGAATCCGGAATGCAAAGAGTGCGGCAAAGCATACTCACCTACCGGAGAAGAAACTGAATCAACGATAAAAGAGCGGGAATAAGCCCGCTTTTTTTAATAAAAAAATCCAAGGAGAAAATTATGGATATTGAAAATTTAGGCGTAAACGAACCGGAAGTAGCCGAGCCGGTAACAGAAGGCGTAAACGAGTCTGAGGTAGCCGAACAGACAGAAGGTCAGGGGACACCACCCGACGATGGTCATTCAGCATCCGAAGCGTGGGCAAGAATCCGCAGAGAATCTGCTGATAATGCACGTAGAGCGGAAGAAGCCGAAAGACAGCTTGCAGAATTGCAGGCAAGAGAGAACGCAAGAGCAAGTACCATTTCTCGGCTGACGGGCAGAGAAAACGGAGATATCGAGATTCTTGCAGAAAGCATGGATTTAGATCCAAGTGATTTAGCGGCTCTGATTTCTGCTGAACAGGACAATGCAGAAAAGGACAATGAGATCCAGAGACTGAGAGGTGAAGTCGCATCTGCAAAAGCTGAAAGCCAGATGAAAGAAGACCTTGCAGAAATCCAGAAGATTGACCCTTCTATCACGAGCTGTGAACAGCTTGGAGAATCCTATGTAAGTTACATCAAGGCGGGGCTTTCCGCCACCGATGCGTACTTTGCTGTAAAGAGTAAGGAAGCAGCGACAACACCGTCTGCTCCAAAAGAGATCGGCAAAGTGAATAGTGAGCCACCGGAGAAGGACTTCTTCACGAAGGAAGAGGTGGACGCTATGACATCCGAACAACGTTATAAAAATGCTGACAAGATACTTGCGTCATTCTCAAAGTGGAAACGCAAGTAGGAAAGGAGACTTAAATGTCTGTAGAAACTTTTATCCCCGAGGTCTGGGCGAAGAAATTCCAGGATGATCTCAAAAGAAAGCTCGTATTCGCAGAAAACACAAACCGCGAATACGAAGGTATCGCAAGACAGGTAGGCGATACTGTAAAGGTTTTAGGACTGGGCGATGTTGACCTGAGATCCTTTAACGATGGTAAAACTCATAAACTGGATGCTCCACAGGAAATCCAGGGTACATCCATGACTATTCCGATCATGGAATACAGAGACTTCAACTTTTTCGTTGACGATCTCGATAAGAGACAGGCGGAAGGCGGAGAAGGACTCATCGGAAAGTACACTGCAAAGGCAAAGGACAAGGTTGCGAATGAGCAGGACAAGTTCATTGCCGGACTGGTTACTGATCCACAGGTAAAGATCATTGATAAATCGGCTTCTTTGATCACACACACCACTATCTTAGACTGCATTGACGAGGCACTCGAAGGGCTGTGGGAGAACGATGTAGACAGAGATACCGAGGTTACCATCACTGTACCGCACAAAGTCGTAACGCTGCTGAAAAAGGCATACGTTGACCTCGATACCAACAATTCTGAAATGCTGAGAAACGGCAGAGTAGGAATGTACGGCGGTGCTATCATCAAAGCTTCCAACAATGTACACTTCTCCTCTACGGGAGTATGTGACATTCAGGTAAAGACCAACAACGCTATTTCCTTCATTGATGCGTATCTGCATCTGGAAGCAGACAGACCGGAAGATTACTTCCAGGATCGTGTAAAGGGATTCTCCCTGTTCGATGGTAAAGTTACTGCTCCAAAGGAAATTATCAACCTGCGCATGAAGATTGCGTAAGAGAAGGGAGGAATAGAAGATGGCAGACGTAGCAGTAAGCAAACAGACCACAACAAAGCCGAATACGGTAACGAAGTTTACCAGAACGAGCATTGCAGCTGGTAACACCGCTGTGATCAAGGCGGATTACAATGACCAGAGAACACTGATTCTGGTTCAGAACGCATCCGCTTCTGATGATGCGACGCTGACTTTGCATCACGGTAATGCCTATGGAGGCGTAAACGATGTGACCGCTATTGTAGAAAAGGGTACGGAGGCTGCATTCACTCTGGATTCCACGATCTTTAAGAACGTGTCCGGTGTTAATGCGGGTAAAATCCGCATCACGTCCGATAAGGCGGTTTCTATCGCTGTGGTAGAAGCTAAAGTATAAAGATACGGGGGCGTGCAGCCCCCATATTTTTTTAGGAGGATACAATGTCTACAAGAAGACAGCGCGAAAGACGGTGGGCGTTCATGGAGGAGGTCGAAAAGGAACGGCAGAAAGCCGAGACCACAAAGGGCAGTGAAGAACCCAAGAAGCCAAGAAATAGAGGCACACCGGCGAAGCGAAGTAAGAAATAGGAGTTACTTATGAACTATGGAGAACTGAAAGCACAAATCAGAGACCTCGGTTTTGCAGAAGATGCAGAAATCGACGAATTTGACGAAGTAGTGCCGAATGCGATAAACAGAGCAATCACGGAAATCAACCTCATAGTAACGCCAAATGTTGGAACGTATAAATTTGAACAGGACGGTGCAGAAAGCGACCTTTTATATTATGACATGGAAGAGCTGACTGCTGATGAAAGCGGCACTGTAAGATTCCTTGAGTTTGCAGACACGCCAGTCATGGTGGGTCCTACCGTATATAAGCAGTATAACGACTTTGAAATCGAAAACGACAAGGTGCTGATTATGAATGGTAGTGTAAAGGGATCGTTCAAAGTGTTCTACAAGAGAGCACACACACCGTTTACGTTAGATTCGGAAGATTCCGCACCGATAGAGCTTCCGTTGAAAGTACATCACTTAGTACCACTCCTGGCTAGTTATTATATCTGGATGGAAGACGAAAACGCAAAGGCGGTAGCGTACTACAATCAGTATGAAAGACTGGTACAGGAAATAAAGATGGGTGCAGAAAAGCCGAGAGCAAGGATCATGTCAGGGGGGATTTAGATGCCAATACAGACACCGAGCGAACCGAAAGTTTATACATCGGTCTACTCGAACTTTAAGGGCGTAGATTTCACCACTGATCCAACAAAGGTTTTCAAGAGGCGAAGCCCTGATGCATTGAACATGCTCCCGGATGATGGCGGAGTACCGTACAAGCGTACCGGGTGGAAGGTTGAATACAATCCTTTAGACGCAGAACAGAAGGCGAAGATCCGTGAAATGTGGTCGTTTGACTATGGCGGACAATCTCACATTCTGTATGCAAAGGGAAACGGCATCTACAATGGGCTTGGAGATAACACGGCGGCACTTATTACATTGAGTGATCCGGCTTCGGATGTTGTGGGATTTTTCTTTAATGCCATTTCCGGCGGAGCGTTCTATATTCTGGCGGACAACGTTCTCCGCGAGTACACTTTTAAAACTGTAGGTGATGCAAAGCAGTTTTACTTTAAGGAAGTGCAGCCGTATGTACCAACGGTACTGATTGGCAGAACTGCATCCGGCGGAGGCACGGTGTACGAGAATGTGAACCTTCTGACGCGAAAGCGTAAAGAAATGTTTCTAGGCGATGCAACATCAAAGGAGTTTTACACGTCAACGCCTATCGTTAGCGGTACGGAGACGGTGAAGGTAAAAAACAGCTCCGGAGATTATGTAACGCTGACCAAAGGTTCTGGATACACCGTAGATTATGTTACGGGAAAAATCACTTTTCCCTCTGCAAAGCCACCGGTCGTTACCGGAGAGGACAACATCCTTGTGGAATATACAGCTACAGGAACAAGCCCTGCCGCAGAACAGCTACGGCAGTGCACGGTAGCCTCGGTATATAACAGCAGGATTTTTCTTTCGGGAGCATCCGGAACGTACAAATCGTATGTTTGGTACTCGGCGTATGAAGACGCGACGTACTTCCCGGACTTGAGCTACTTTGTAGTTGGAGACGACTTTACATCCGTTATGGGATTGATTGACCTTGGAGAATATCTTGGGATCGTCAAAGAATCAAACCCGGAAAGCAGTACGATATTTCTTGCGTACTCGCTGACGTTCGATGAAAACTCCACATATGCTGTGAGACAGTCTATAACGGGCGTAGGAGCGATTTCTAAGAAGTCCTTTAATTCCCTTAATGGTGAGCAAGTTTTCCTGTCAGAGGACGGATTATACGGCATATCAGCGGTAATGTCGTCAGAAAATGGAAACTACTTTGCAACAGCTACCGTTCAGAACCGTAGCTACTATGTGAATAAGAAACTTTTGGCAGAAGCGAACCTGAAAGACTCCGTATCGGTAGTGTGGGATCGCTTTTATATTTTGTGCGTGAATAACCATTGCTACATCATGGACGGCACGCAGAAGAACTCGTGGGAAACACAGCGTTCCAATTTGCAGTATGAGTGCTACTACTGGGAGAACGTACCGGCAACGGCGTTTTGCGTGCACAACGAAGAGCTGTGGTTCGGTACGGCTGACGGAAAACTTTGCAGATTCAAATCTATCGCAGAGTTCGGAAGCGAAGCGTTCAATGATGATGGAATGCCGATAGAATCTCACTGGACTACTATCTTGGACAATGACGGCGTGACGCACTACTTCAAGAACATGCAGAAAAAAGGCTGCCTGGTGACGATACAGTCAATGGATAGAAGCATTGCGAACACCTCGGCAGAGGTTTATATCCGAGCGGATGAAAACAAACCTGTGTATATCGGTGCGATTGCAGGTACAAACACAGACCTTCCGCAGGATTTTTACATCAAGAAGAAGTTCAAGAAGTACAAGAGGCTGCAGTTCATTATCCAAAACGACTTGCTGAATGAAAGCTTTGGTGTCCAGGAAGTGGTCAAGCTGTACACTATCGGGAACTACTCAAAGAATCGTATCAATAATGAGGTTGAGACGTACACGCTTCTCATGGATAGAGACAGCAATCTGTATGTTTCCGGACATGATGTTGACTCGTTGAATCTGATCTATGAGTCGGACACAGGCTTCCTGTTCTATGAGGAGTGATGGTATGAAGCTAAACAGAAAAGATTATAACGCATCCATACCGGAACTGGCAAAGGCTATCGACAAACTGAAAGAGTCTTCCGGACAGGGTAAGCAGGGACCGCCTGGCATCGACGGAGCATCTGCATATGAAGTTGCTGTGAGAAACGGCTTTGTCGGAGACGAAGAAGCGTGGCTTGCATCACTGAAAGGCGCAAAGGGTGACAAGGGAGACGAAGGCAAACAAGGAATCCAAGGCGAACAGGGCATCCAAGGGATACAAGGCATTCAGGGAGAACAAGGTGTCCCCGGAGTAAAAGGTGATACGGGCGATACTGGACCACAAGGTCCAGAAGGCCCGCAGGGTAAGCAAGGCGCAACTGGGGCAATCGGTCCACAAGGTCCAACCGGAGAGACCGGAGCTACCGGATTGTCCGCATATGAAATCGCTAAGCAAAATGGATACTCTGGTACGGAAGCTCAATGGCTTGCATCGCTCAAGGGTGCAAAAGGCGACCAAGGGGAACGAGGCATCCAAGGAGAAAAGGGCGACACAGGAGCAACCGGTCCGCAGGGAGAGCAAGGCGTGCAGGGAATACAAGGACCTGCCGGACCGCAAGGACCGTCAGGAAAAGTCGGTACTTTTGAATACGATGCAACAACAGGAAATCTTTATTACATAGAACCGGAGGAATAAAAAATGGCAAAACGATTTATCGGAAATGTCAAGGGCGTGGGAGTCAGTGATTTTTCGTGGGAGTATTACCTGTCTTCCAGTTCCGCTGTTCTTGATGGCGGTTCTTGGTCGGCAACTCCGCCTACACTGGGAAACAATAAGTACTTGTGGATGCGGTCAAAAGTTACTCTCACAGATGGAACTATCCAGTACACAGTACCTGTATGTGAAGGTGTGTGGGAGGAAATCTACGGTATTTATGCTATAGGAGACAAGGTAGACGGAGCATTAAGCGATGTTACAGACCTAAAATCTCGCATGACCGCAGAAGAGAACAAGGTACAGCCACTCAATAAGGGGGGTACAGGAAAAACTACAAGAGCTGCGGCGATGAATTATATGCAATACATACCAGCTAGCGATTTATCGTTCCTTACCGGAAGCGGAGGTGGTGACACAACCGCCAACTGGGTGAAAGCTGGCACAGGGTTGGCGTATATCAGCGCGGAAGGGCTGCTGGAAAATCAGCCGATGAAATACGGCTGGTTGTACAACTTCACATCTGGCAGCGTTATAGTAGCGCAGCAGTTCATAGGATTAGACGGAAACAGTCCAGTGTGGTATCGGTCTGGAAACGCCAGTGGGTGGTACCCCGGATCAAAAGGCTGGGTGAGAAGCCTGGATGAAAAGAATGGGGTGCAGATCAAGAAAGTGTGGCAGAATGCAAGTCCAGGAAGCGATTTTCCCGCGCAAACGATTGAGCTGAATGTTACGGGCGCATTTTTTATTCTTGTGGTGTTTAAGATAACAAAAAGTTCAACTTTGTGGAAAGTGGCGATACTAACCTGTGATGGCAATTCATACATTATGGATGCGCCATATAATACAGATTATTCAAGCAGTGGTACAGTCATAGGAACAGCATTTAGGGGAGCGGTATGGAAAAGCAATGGGATTGAATTTGGTAAAGGGTACTCAAAAGACCATTTGGACAAAAATTCAGTTGAGCGACCATCATTTGTCATTCCAATAAAGATATTTATCGTGAAAGGAGTGATCTAATGTACGCATTAAATTTAGGCGAAGACAATAGAGTCTTGTCCGTCTGCGCCTGCATTGACGGGCAGACATACGATAATGTGGTTGAATCGTTCCCAGACGGAGACGTGTCAGAATACCGTTACGAAAACGGTGAATTCATCCATGATCCGCTACCGAAGCCAGAGCCACAGCCGCAGGAGCCTACGGTGGAAGAGGATACGCTATCTATGCTGGTAGACCACGAAGAAAGACTTATCAATTTAGAGCTCGGACTGACCGAGTAGAAAGGAGCATGAAATGCTATACAGAGTGCTAAAAAGACTGATTGAGCTGGGGAAAACGGAAGGACTGGAAGAACGTATCGACGTATTCTTTGCAACTGGAAAACTCACAGAGGATCAGTACAATGAACTGATCGAGTTACTGAAAAAACAGGAGGTGTAAACCATGAAAAACGAAACAATAAAGGCGTTTATCAGACTGCTGGTAGCAGCGATTCTGATGCTGAACAGCGTGCTGACTGCGAAAGGGTTGAATCCTATCCCATTCGATGAGACGGCGTTTTCTAACATCGCATTGCAGATCGCAACAGGGCTGTCGGTGCTGTGGCTATGGTGGAAAAACAACAACGTGACCCGCGCTGCGAAAGAAGCGCAGAACTACAAAAAGGCGTTGCAGGAAGATGGAGATGGATCCGACAGTCTGGAAGAGGAGGTGTAGACAATGGCATTTAGCGCGGGGAAAACATATACAATCAGCGCGAAGTCTGGAATTAAGGTGCGGACGGGTCCGGGAACAAACTACCGCCAGAAAAAACGGTCGGAGCTGACGGCGAGCGGCAAAAAAGCTGCAAAAGCCGGCACCTATGCCGTGCTGAAAAATGGCACACGCGTGACGGTAAAAGTCGTCAAGACTGTAGGCAATCAGGTGTGGGTGCAGATCCCGTCCGGATGGATCTGCGCACAGATCGGCAGCACGGCATACCTTGGCGGCGGTACGTCGTCCGGCAGAACAACGGTATCAACGCCATCCGGTGGATCCAGCGCACATTTTAAAAAATCTGAATTCAAATGCAAGTGCGGAGGCAGATACTGCAACGGATATCCGGCAGGAAACACTAGCGCGAAGCTGCTGAACATTCTGGAAAAAATCCGGGCGCATTACGGCAGACCAGTCAATATCAGATCTGGTCAGCGGTGCAATAGACACAATGCACAGGTAGGAGGCAATAAGAACTCTTCCCACAAGAAGGGCAAGGCGGCAGATATTTATATCAAAGGCATCTGCGATACCGCAGCCGGGCGCCGGCAGGTGGTAGCGTTGGCATATAAATACGGCGCGAAGTATTCCTACGCCAACACTAGACAGATGGGAACGAGCGTACATATCAACGTGTAGGAGGGTAGCATGACAATGGTTCAAGGAGTTGTCATTGCGGCAATTCCATCTATTTTATCAGGGCTGACTATGCTAATAGTCACCAGACAGCAGATGAAGGCAGAAAAGAGACGAGCTGCCGAAGAAGAACGTGAAAAGCTGACACTTGAGGCTCTTAATGCTATATTTTGCGTCACGAAGGAGCTTGTAGAGTGCACATTGTTTGGCAAAGAGCCTAACGGGGATCTTGCCGAAGCACACGAGTACAAGCAGAAAGTCAAACATGCGATAGAAGACTACGAGAGGCGGATGGCTTCTCGGTAAAACAGAATACTCCCCGGGGGAAACTCCGGGGGTTTCTTTTTTTAGGAGGATAACATGGCATACGAAAATGAATTAAAACGGTATGACAACATGTACGAAGAGTACAGGAAGAAAAACGAAGCAGACACCGCCAAGAAGAAACAGCAGACCACAGAGGACTACGACTCCAAGCTGAAAGAAGCGTACATTTCCCGGATGCAGAACGAGAAAAATCTGAATGAAAATCTCAAGAAATCCGGTATCCGCGGCGGAGCGACAGAAACTTCGCACTTAAAACTTGCAACAAACTATGAGAATAACAGAAACGACATGAATAAGGAAAAATCCAGAGCATTGCAGGACATTGATTCGCAGGCGGCGGACAACCTTTTCAACTATAAGCAGACAACAGATCAGGCGAAAATCAATTACACCGAACAGAGAGAGGCAGAAGAAAGACAGCTTGCACAGAATCAGCAGGCGGATAATAAAGCTGCTGCTCTTGACCTTTTGCAAGCGAAGTATGGTGCATATTATGACACAGGCTCTTTGCAGAGAGCTTACAGTTCTGCAACAACAGACCAGGAAAGGGCAATCATTCAGGCTCGAATCAATTATCTGACAACATACGCAAAAGGCTACTAGGAGTAAGAGAGGGAGTAAGATATGGCTAAGAAGAAAACGTCATTTGCATCCATTATGCGCCAAGTCGCAAAGCAGACAAAAAAAACCGCCTTCAAAAAAAGTGTTCAGAAAGCCGCAAATAAGAAAAAAGAATCCTCTAATAGGAATGATGTGGCACAGGCTGCCCAAGCTGCGGCACGGGCGGCACAGGAAGCGGCTAAAAGAGCGGCGGCGGAAAAAGAGCGGAAACGTCAGGCGGCACAGAAGGTAGCCCAAGCCTCTTTAAAGCTCACCAAAATGCGTAATGCGCAGAAAAAAGCAGCTGCAAATCAGCAGAAAAACAAGACGTGGAGGGATAATCTGCGTGCTGACGGTAAGCAAGCTGTAGCAAAGGCGAAAAAGATAGACGCTCTCGGTGCAAAGGTAAAGACGAAATCATATAAAACGAATACTGGAATGGCAAGAGGGCTTGCAAAGGTGGCAGGCTACTCCAAAGCATACGGAGACGCATATAAAGACCTTAGTAACGAAAAAGAGCACGGGAAGCTCACAGACAGCCAGAAGAAGCAGGCTATCAAGGAATATATGCCGGAAGCAAAGGCTAAGGTCGATAAGGCTGTCGATAAGGCACTCCCTAAAACACTGAAATACCGGAATCTTACGAGTGATGAATATTTAAGGTTGCAGAACGCCGAGCGGATGCCAAGTGTGGAGGCTAAGAACGCCGCACTCGGGAAAAACCTTGCCAAGACCGTAGGAAGTCTGAACACTGCGGCACTGAAAAAGGGCAAGTTTGCATCCGGTGCCATGGAAGGATTGAACCCTCTTCCGGTATCTTTGGATAGAATGGGGTCCGGCACATACTCCAATGGAGAAAAAGTGCAGAACAGGAAGTCTAAGGACTCAACGGCGTATAAGGCTGGATACATGGCAGGACAGGTGGGCTCGTTTTTCCTTGGCGGCGGACTTGGTGCCGGTGAAAGCGGAATCGCAAAGGGACTGCTCAAAAATATGGGCACAAAGCAAGCATCTAAAGCACTTGCGAAAAACGGAGCGAAAACAGGACTCAAGATAGCCGGTAAAGGTACTGCAAAGAGACTTGTGCGTGGACAGCTCGACGATGCGTCCAGAGCGATGATTTCCGCCGCGGCGAAGAATGCCTCCAAGACCGCAGGAAAAAGCGGCACAACGGCAACCAAACGCTTTGTAGCCGGTCGTGTGGCAGATGCGGCAGTATCTTCTCCGCTCAATGCTTCTGACGCTATAAAATCCGCCACGGATGAAAACGGCAATGTGCACTGGGGAGAGGCAGGGAAAGCCTTTGCATTAAACACCGGATTAGACCTGTTGGTCGGTGGTGGTATCGACGTAGGGACAAAAGCTGTAAGCAAGCTGACATCCAAAGACTTGCAGAAGACTGTGAAGATTTTAGCAAAACAGAAGTCCGGTATTGAATTGACACCGGCAGAGACTAAGTTCTTGCAGAAAGCCATAGCACAGGCGAAGAATACTGTAGCAGAGAGAGCCGGACAGAGAGCAGTAGACGAACTTCGGGCAAAGCAGGAAAAACCGTTTACAGCCCTGCCGGAGGTGAAGTCTCTCACAGCGGCAGACGTAGCAAAGCGTGACGCAAACAATGCGGAACGTATTGCAAACTTGAAAGCAGAAGACGTTCCGGCTACAACGAGAGCCGTTTCGCAGGAAGACATTCTGAATTACTTTAATGCGAAGTCATTTGATGATTTAACACCGGCACAGTTTGATGAAGCAGTACAGCTTCTGGATAACTATAATGCAGTAAAGGAACGTTCCGGAGCGAGTGCTCCTGCACCTAAGAGAACCATGAAGGACGTTTCAAAAAGGAATGTTAAAGCTATCGCAAATGAAAGTCCGGAATTAAAGGAACACATCCAGGACGAAGCAAAGATAATGCTTAGAGACCTTAATGAGAGTGTTAAAGGCGAAAAGACTTTTTCACCTGTTGTAAATGAGAACAACGGATACTCCGGCGGATATTTTGGTACTTCCAGAATGACTACCGACGATATAGCATTCCTGCGTGACGAGTACAAGTATAGTTATAAGCAGATTGAAAAAGGGCTAAACGACATTATAGAAGGCGGTTCTAAGGCTGACAATGCTGTTTCAAAGAGAATCGAGCTGCTTCTTGATGAACGGCTGCGGAATGGGTATACAGATATTCTCGGAGAAAAAGTTCCGGCAAACGAAGCGTATATCAGCAAACGTGTGGGTAAAGAAGTATCAGACACCACCGTTAAAAACTTCAATGAAGCAATCGACGCAGGGGCATATAATGTAAAATCTGCTGAACCGATTGCAAAATCCGAAGAAGCAAGGCAGACGGTGAAAGCCAACGACGAAGCAATCGTGCGTCACATTGACTCCATGCGGAAAAACGGCTTTACGGATGATGATATTCTGGATCAGCTGCAGAAGATGGGAACAAGTCCGCAGAAGGCTATGGATATGGTAGAGAACACACCTGTATCCAAGGTGCAGAGAGAGACCATAGCTAAAATCGAAAAAGATCCGAAAGCACAGGAAAACTGGATGGCAGAGTCTAAGGCAGCTTACGACAATGCTGACAAAGTCGTTATGGCAAAGACTGCCGGGGAACAGATAAAGAAAGAAAATCCGCCAGCATCTGATATTATGAAAGACGTTCGCAAAGTAGCTTCTGATGGTGAGATGGGACGTAACGCCCAGAAAACAAGAAAGCTCTTCGTTGAAGGGAATGAGGAACTGGAAGCCATATTTGATGAAAAGGCGGCAGATGGCGTATTCGGCAAAGCAAAGGGATACACACAGGCAGATGCTAAGGAATTTGTTGCAAGAGAAATTGACGATGATTTCATGCGCTGTTATAAGAACTTCCTTGATACTGACACGCTGAATGGACTCCCGGATAAGGATGCTCACGTTGCTTTTGCAAGAGCACGGGCACTTTCCGAAGAACTTTCTAAGCGGTTCGAAGCCGGAGACAAAGCTGCAGCAGAACAGATGATGAACGTACTGGAAAAGGCAAACGAGTTGGCATCTTTCAGCGGACGCGCCCTCAATGCCGCAAAACTTCTGGTAAAGACTACGCCGGAAGGAAGGGTGCGAATGGCACTCAAAGATATTGACCGGCTGAACAGTAGATACAGCAGTCGTTTGAAAAACGGGAAACTGGAACTAACAGAGGATCAGGTACAGCGCATCTTAAATGCAAGCGACGATGAAATCACAGATGTGATGGATGAAATCAACCGGGAAATCTGGGATAAGATACCGGCAACACTCTTTGAAAAGTTCAATGAAATCAGACACCTGTCCATGCTCGGCAACCTGAAAACTCATGAGCGAAATCTAGTGGGTAACTATATGTTCAAGGCGGTAAGAAGTCTATCTGACGGCATGGAAGTGGTCATGAATAAAATGGCAAAAAGCCACATTGAAAAACTCGGCGGCGAAGTTGACATGGTAAAGGTTGACCGGAAGATAATCAAGGAAAACAAAGAGCTTTTAGATAAAGAATTTAAGGAAGCCTATGATAATTCCGGAAGCATCAACCGATATATCGAGTCCACACGCCCAGAAGGAGTAACCGCAGTAGAGTGGAAGGCTCTGCGGTGGATGGTGAATAAGAATTACAATCTATTAGAAAAAGAAGATATGCTTACGTTCATCCCAGAATTTAAGAAGAACTACGTCAGAAAGTGCGAGTCTAAGGGATGGGATATTAAGAATCTCACAGCGGAGCAGAAGAATGAAGCGAGAAACTATGCTTTGTTTAAAGCTGAATATGCGACTTTCCGAGACACGACACAATTCAGTTCTTGGCTCACAGGATTGAAGCAGAAAACAGAGGGAGCAAAAGGGAAAACACGTCTTGGCACTGCCGGATACAGGCTTGCCAACGCCGCTCTTGAATCCTCTGTACCGTTTGTAAAAACCCCAGTTAATGTATTCAGGCGAAGTGTTGACTTTTCCCCGATATCGCTTATCAGAGCAACAACAAAACTGGTTAAGCAAGAAGACCCTGAATTATTCAAACAGGGGCTTCATGACCTTGCCACCGGGCTTACTGGGACAGGTGTTTTCGGGTTAGGAATGTATCTGGCGGAAAGCGGAGTCATTACCGTAAAGGCTGGCAATGTGTCCGGAGACGCATATTATGACCGTGATATGGGATTTCAGGACTACTCACTGAACATTCACTTCCCGAACGGCAAGGAATACTCTTGGACGATAGACTGGGCTTCCCCGATGCAAAGTTCATTGTTTATGGGAGCGCAAGTGTGGAATGAAATAACTGCTGATGGGTGGCAGCCTATGGCTGTCTGGAATTGTCTTACTGCTATGACGGGTCCTATGCTTGACATGTCGTTTATGTCGGGGACAAAGGATACCGTCGAAAACTTCATTGACCAGGCATACCGTCAGGGCAATGGCGAAGCTGATTGGAGCGGAGCAGCGTTCCAGGCGTTGTTTGGTTCTGTACCGCAGGGGTATCTTAATGGATTTGTTCCACAGGTGTCCTCGCAGTTAGCGGGAGCACTCGACAGCAAAATGAGAGATACACGCTCCACCAAGGAAAACCCTGTTTCCAAGTCATGGGATTCGTGGCGCAGGAAGATGATAAATCGTGTTCCTGGGCTTAGAAATAAACTGCTGAACCCAAAGGTTGACCGGTTCGGAAACGACGTCGAAAATGGCAATAACGTTGTCACAAGACTGCTGCAGTCTTTTGTGAATCCTTCCAATGTCAAGGAAATCAAGTTCACAAAAATGGACAAGGAGATCATTGCAATTTATAATCATATGGAAGAGGGGAACGACAAGAAGTTTTTCTTCTACAACTTCACCGGAAACCCAAGCTACGATCTTGGCAATGGTAAGCGCATGACCTACGATGAAGCGTACAAATTCGGCAAAGAAAGCCGGAGACAGCAGGCAAGTGGCATCAAGGATATGATCGATGCGAAATCGTACAAAAATATGACCTGGAAAATGAAATCATCCGAAGTCAAGGATGCACACTGGATCGGGCAGACTTGCGCTGACCTGAAAACCTATGGTGCTAAGTTTGCCGCAAATCGTATCGCGAAGAATGAAGAAAACGACAAAGAAGCACGCAGAGCAAACAAAATGCTTGGCGGTACGGACAAAGAGTTTGTTAACTTTTACATTCAGAAGGAGAAATTGATTGCTAGATCGCACGCTTCTGATTATTATATCAAGGCAATGGCAGTCGCTTTGTCCGGAAACGATAAAATGGCTACAGCTTATGGGATCCATACAGATAAAGTAAAGGCGGCAAAAGAGTATCTTAACTCTGGCGGCAACAGAAAAGAATTCACTAATGCCTCATGTAATATCGCATCTGGCATAAACAAGGCGGGAGTTTCAACATCCACTGCGAATAAAGCTGTTTCCGCTGCAGGTTTTAACATCAAGGAGCGTACATACCGTGCACTTGGGTTGAGTGAACAGAAAGCCAACATGGGAGTGGGACTGAAAAATTTCGGATACACCTTTAAGTCTTTGACGGAGCATAAGTTTATGTCAGTGTATCAGTGCGACGAAGACGGTAACGGCAGTCTGAACAAAAAGGAACTTGTAAAGTACATAGATAGTCTGGGGCTTTCCTCTAAGGCAGAAAAAGCCTGCCTGTTTGAATACCTCAAGGGATCTTCTGCAAAGAATCCTTACGGACGTATCCCAAACTATCTTAGCTTTGACAAGCTGGATAAAGTCAGCTCCGGCAGAGGTAGGGGCGGCTATGGTAGAAGTGGTCGTCGTCGTTCCGGACGTTCTGGAAGCTCTTCTACCTCCACCAAGAAGACCAACATGCCGTCATGGGAAAGCTATGTAAAGGACGCACTGTCCAATAGTGGCAAAGTGAGTGCGGTTAATCTGAAAGACTGGGATTCCCCTATTGATTCCAGTTTCAAGAGCAAGACGGCAAAGATACGTAAGAAAACCACAGCGAGAATGTAAGGAGAAAACAAATGAGTAACCACATAGAGACGAGGCGCAAGCTTCGTCGTATATGTGGAGTGCAAGAGTTTGAAAAATTATTGGAGCAATGTGTTTTAACAGATGATGAAAAAGAGATTTTAAGACTCCACTATTTAAAAGGGAAAAACTTTGGCTATATTGGTGATATGCTTGGATATTGTGAAGGAACCATAAAGGCAAAGCATCGGCGATGTCTGGAAAAACTGAATAACTTTTTATAGACTTTTGAGAACCTTTCGGATTACTTCCGGAGGGTTCTTTTTTTTTACAATAAACATAGGAAAGGGGAAGAAAAATGAATTATCAGCAATACGGACAGCCAATAGGGCGAATGTATCCGCAGTACACACCGCAGACACCGCCGGTGATGCCACCACAGCAAAACTTTATGACGTGTCAGCCAGTTTCATCCATCGAAGAGGTAAAAGCCGCCAGAATCGCTCTTGATGGCACAAAATGTGTGTTTATGGACGTAACGAACGGCAAAATCTATACAAAATGTATCAATCTGGACGGAGTTGCGGAGATAACGGCGTATTCTCCGGAACCGATACAGTCACCGGAAGATAAAATAGGCGAACGTCTTAGAAAAGTGGAGAGTGCGATCATAGCACTAAAGGGGGAGATAGAGAATGTTCAATCCAGATCAGATAATGCAAATGTTTGCTCCTGTAATGGGAACGCAGAATCCAATGCAAGCAATGATGCAGAGCTTCGGGAATAATCCTAATTTCTCACGAGCAATGCAGATGATGCAGGGCAAGACACCACCGCAAATGGAACAGGTGGTTAGAAACATATGCAATCAGACAGGAGTCAACTTTGACGAGCTGATGGGAGCTTTCAGTCGCATGGGCGGCTTTAAGTAATAAAAATGAAAGGGGGATAACTCATGGACAATGGAGTACAGCCGGTATTCGATATGAATAATCGGGACAGTGACGGAATGTATGGCGGTGGCTATATGTGGGTCATGATGCTGTTTTTCCTGCTCGCATGGGGCGGCAATGGCTTCGGTGGGTGGAATAACAATAGCAGACAGTGTGCTACCACGGAAGACGTGCAGAACCAGTTCAACTTTGCGGCATTAGAACGTCAGATGAACGAGGGCGTAGCGGCTACCAGACAGGCAGGCTATGACGTGTCTACAATCATCAAGGATCAGGCGTATAATGCACTACAGGATCTGAACCAGATTGGAGCAAGTGTAGCACAGCTCGGATATCAGCAGTCTCAGTGTTGTTGCGAAACCAACAGAAACATTGATTCTGTGAAATTCGAGAACGCACAGAACACATGCACAATCACGAACGCAATCCACGCAGAAGGAGAAGCAACAAGGGCACTCATCACACAGAATGAAATGCAGGCTCTTAGAGACAAGCTTGCCGACGAAAAGTTAGCTAACAGTCAGTGTGCACAGAATGCGTACCTAATTGGACAGTTACAGCCGGTAGCAAAACCTGCGTACATCACAGCAAGTCCGTACACAGCAAACAGTTGTTGCGGAAACTATGCAAACATTTAGTCAGTTTGACAAGGGGTATGGGGGCGGTGTTTTACCGCCCCCTTTTTAATGAAAGGAGAACATAATGAGTTGTAAATCAGCACTGTACGCTGTAAATACTACAGCAGGAACTTCTATACCGGTAGGAAGCGCACTTCCGCTTACGCAGATTATCCGGAGGTTTGGAAATGGAGCAAACCTGAACGGTAATGCAATCACACTCTTTGACAGGGGTTATTATGAAGTGAACGCTACAATCACAGTCACAGCTTCGGCAGCAGGCGCAGTAACAGCATCACTGTATAAAGATGGAGCACTTGTTCCGGGAGCTACCGGCACAGTAACAGCGGCGGCAAATGATGTTGTTACAATCCCGTTAGCATGTCTTGTCAGAGTCGCTTGCTGTGGAGAATCAAGAGCAAATCTGACGGTGGTAATCAGCGGTCAGGAAGTCACTACAAATAATGCGGCTGTGACAGTAACAAAACTGTAACGGAGGTGATACCGTGAAAGGGTTAAAAGAAGTTACTGACATCATCTATGAGGGCGATGATAAATGTAAGATGCGAGAAGCGAATGAAATTTATTATTCCGCCGCTGATTATGTCAGACAGAACAATCCGGACGTGTACCGCAGTCTTATAAATCGTGCGGAAGAAATTCTTTATAATTTTGACTTGGCATGGGCACAGGAGAAAGTACACGGCATGACTCCGGTAGGCGAGCGGTGGACATATGAAGACGTTGTAAATTTTGTGAAATCCAAAGGACTAGAAGACCACTTTAAAGAGTTTTATCTGGCAATGAATATGTATTATAACGACTCCAAGGATACTGGACAGAAATATGCAGGTGACTCTCCGGACTTCTATTTCGACTTGGCACAGGACTTCCTGAACGACGAGGACGCACCACCGTATAAGGTTGCAAAATACTTCACTATGGTATAGGGATGGTAGCCTCTAAGTAACGTGACAGAACTGTCATGTACGTTAGAGTCTTTCCTGACCGATAAAAAAGACTTGCTTCGGGTAAAGCCCCTCAACCTCGATTGAATCAATGAGACTCATCCACAGAGCCTTGCGGCTTTCCCGTGGCAAGTCAGCGTACAAGGTGGCAAATCGCTTGTCTGACAGGAGTTTTATGGACTCTTCGGGGATTGGAAGGTCGTTGCTGTTTGCACACTTTATAGCGGCAATTTGAGCCGTTATTTCGTTTGCCTTTTTCGTGTACTCACTGTCAGAGATGTTGCCCATCATGTATATGTTGTTTAATCGAGAGAGCCTGTCCTCCAACTTCCGGGGGTCAGGCTTTTTTTTCGCTTTGTTCTGTTCTTTGTATGAAATCAGGTATTGCTCAAGCATCGAGCCTATATTTTCAAGGAGAAAGCTTTCTATGCGTTCTTCGGTTATGGTATGGACAAACGTACACTTATTCATATAATGATGACGACATCGGTATCCGAGGGTTTTCTTGTTCATGGTACAGCTCACCATAGTTCTTCCGCATACAGGGCATTTGATAAGCCCTGCGAACAGATATACTTTTTTCCGCTTGGTGCTCCGTGTACGCTTGGCGAAGATAGCTAGTATGCGAGCGTGTTGTTCCTTTGTGATGTATGCCGGACAATAGTCTGGCACTCCACGATATTCTCCCGTATAAAAAGGATTTTTCAGTCTGCGTGGTATTGCGTTTTCGGCAAGACTTCTCCCATACTTGGCATTGATATATTTACTGGTAGCTCCGCCGGATCCAGTGGCGAAGAACGTTTCAAACATATCTTCGCATTCTGCCTGTGTTTCCGGGTCCTTGACGATTCGTTTCACTCCGTCAATCGTTTCGATTTTGTAACCGAACGGCTGATTGCCAGTGATAGGCTCACGATTTCTGACTTTGCCAGCCTGAACGAATTTGACACGCTCGCTGGCATTGGCGGATTCGTCTTCTGCTACGGTAAGCTTGATGTTAAGCCCCAGTTTACCGGTTCTGGTGGTCGTGTCGTACTTCTCGACGACGCACTCCCATTTCACGCCGTATTGGTCTAGGATTGCCTGCGTGAGGTAATAGTCTCCAACATTTCGATACCACCTGTCTAACTTGAGGAATACGATAATATCTATCTTTCCTTTTTTAACATCGGAAAGCATACGTTGAAACTCATGTCTGCGCTGCGGATTTTTGGAAGAAGACACTCCCTCATCTGCATAAAGGTCTACTATGGTGTATCCCTTTTCCTTAGCGTACTGCATCAGAGCGTGCCTTTGCTCTGGCAGAGAGAAACCGTTTCTTTTTTGTTCATCAGAGGATACTCTGATATAAAGTGCACATCGCACGTCATCACCTCCATCTTTCAAAATAAAACGAGTAGCCGAAGCTATTCGTGTATTTCGTGTTCTTCGCTCTGCTGACTCGTGTACTCTTTCAATGCCGCATAAACATACGCTGAGATAGCATCGTATTGTTCCTCTGATAATGTATCATAGTTCTGATTGCACTCCATCAGAGTTTCCACGTTGATATCATTTAGTGCATCCATATATCCTTTGTTGTACGAGCTTGTGTCAACATCGTTGGATGAACTGCCACCGCAAGCACATAGGGACATCACCAAGATAAACGGCAAAATCAGATAGGCTAATTTTTTCACAACTTCTTCCTCTCTTTCACAAAAACAGTTTTCTTGTCGCAAAATAGCAAGCGGTAGCCTGCCGTTCTGCAAGGGTAATGATATATAATTATCACACAATCCTTAGAAGGGAGTGTGCAATATGCTGAACGAAATTATTGAGATTTTAGAAAAACTGCCTGACGAAGAACTTTACTACATCCTAAAGTATGTACAGGCACTTTATGAAGAAAACTAATCTTCAATGTCTCTCACAGTCAAGTCATGAACCATGTTCCGGACGAACTGCTTCATGGCTTCGCTGAGAGAGTAATATTCTTCTATAGTAATAAGTAGCTCTGAATCTTTAGTTATTCTTGCGACCAGAGCGGCTTTTTCTTCTATTATATTTGCTCCGTCTATTTTTCGCTCTATTTCACCAGTCATCAAATAATCAATAGGTATGTTGAAATAGTCTGCAATTAGTTGGATTCTGTTTGCTGGCGGTATGCGGTTTTCATATATCCACGTATTATATGTAGACTGACTAATTTTCAAGTCTTTACATAACTTGTACTTTGAAATTTTTTTTAATTCTCTTAATCCCTCAATGCGTTGCAATACCTCATTCATATCCGTTCCTTTCAAATATAGTGCGTAAACACGTAACAAAATGCTTGACTACAACGCAGATGCGGTTTATACTGTAAGCATGGAACGCATTTGCGACGTAGACGGCATACGCAATTTATAGAATTGATTCGCAATCACATTCTATCACAAATGCGGTATAATGTCAAACGCATTTACGTTTTAAATGGAAAGAGGTGAAATCATGAGAAAAGAATTCAATGAAGAGTGGGATGCACAAAGAGACTTGATTTTCGGCAAAGAAAAAGCCGCCGAACTTCGTAAAAGACAAGAACGACGGGAGACAGCTCAGCTTATAGCAGCGATAGTATTTTGCATATTATCTCTGGCACTTTTAATAAAGCTGATTGTAGCTCCTCTGTAAAAAGCAAGGACGTTATGATGGTGGCAAATGAACAGATTTTCAAAGTCCATTCAAATGCACATATTTTCATATCGTGCTTGTATCGAACAAAAGAGGATAAGTGTTCTAAAGACAGCTTGATTATGGGATATTCAGATAAATCACAAGAGACATATCCTTTGCATCCAAGAATATCCACAGCGACAAGGGCTTTCTCATCATCGACTTTAAGATTCTGTACGATGGCATCAAAAGTTGTCGTATTGGGAAACTCAACGCTATTGATTTCTTTCATAATCTTGTACTTAAGAAACATTTCAACCTCATTTCCGCCCTTTGGGGCAAAACAATTATATCACATAAGTGATAGAAAGGAGAGCGAATGTACAAAAAGATAGAAAAGTTAATGAAGAAGAAAAAGCTGACCCAGTACACGCTTGCGAAAGAGACAGGCATTCCGCAAAGTTGTCTTTCCGACTGGAAGACAGGAAGAAGCAACCCAAAACTGGACAAGCTGAAAATCCTTTCAGATTACTTCGATGTACCCATTGAGTATTTTCTGGATAGCAAATAAAGGAGAAAAAAGCATGATAAAACAAAGAAAATACATGACTCTGGAAGAACTTGACGAAACTCTGGGGAAACCGACTCCTTACTGCTTGTATGAGAGTCTGGAGAAACAAGTTAAGGGGATAACCGCTCTTACGGTTGCGAATAGCATACTGCTGGTTATAGTGGCGGTGGTGGCTTTTAAGTAAAGAATTGGATTATTGCCAATATACCGCCAAAGAATCCCACAAGCGAAACGAACCATCCGACACTGTGAGCAATGTACTCTCTCAATGCTGCACGACTGGTAAGCGAATATGAATCATCTTCATGGCTTTCAATATAGCCGTGAGAGTGAAGATATTTCAAGGCATTGTATAAGCGTGCGTTATTGCTGAATGTGTCAAAAAGCGTGCTCCAAGATTGAGCGCTGAACCTTAGCTTAACCAAGATGCGGAGTTTCCAAAACATAATATCCTCACTTTCTACAACGAGGACATTATAACACAATTTAATAAGTTACGTCCCCTGTCGGGCATCCTGTCCTCCTATTTTAAGTATAAGGTACATTTGTTCAGTTGGGATATTTGCATAACGAAAACGTGTTTTTACTACAGGGTGTCCGGTAGAGGGCGTAACGGAAGGGAGAAACAAAATGGAAAAGAGAACAACATTAGACATCGATTTGTTCTGCGAGGTACTGGGGCAAATCTTGAGCCACGAAAGAGGAACAGTCGTTACTGTGACGGCTACTCCGAAAGAAGATAAGGACAAGGATGGAAAGGAGAGCTAAACATGATGGATATTGCTTACAGCGTGCTGGTGCTTGCACTGTTGGTCAGTGCAGCGGCATGGTGCAGAGAAATGTTGAAGGAGGATAAAGAATGATTTTAATAGATAAGGGACGGGTCACTATACAAGGACACCCAGTAATAGTCCTTGCTGAACTTGGAACAGTAATCAAAGCTGTGCATGACAATATGAAGAAGGTCGCAGGAGAGGAAGCGGCAGACAGGCTTATTGCATATATCGGACGGTTAGCACTGGATCCAGATTACAAAGAAGAACAGAAGGAGGAAAAAGAAAATGCACCCTTGGACTAAGTCCGCAGGCGCATCTCACAAAAACCTATAAATAGGTTATCAGAAAGGAGACAATATGTCAACCAAAATAGAACTTGAATTTTTCTCGGTAGACGAAAAGTTGCCGGAGAAATCGTATGACGTGCTCATTGTTTCTTCGGGGCATCTGTACGAAGTGTATTACTCGAAAGTACACAATCTTTTCAATGCATATGACTATCAAGAACGGGAAGAAGCGGTGTCGAATGCAATAAGAGATGTGACCGCATGGGCTTACATGCCAGATTGGAGGATCGTCACATAATGATTTCAGATAGACAGCTCGACGAATACTACGCAAGAGATTATTACGGTCCGGGGACAAACTACTTTGAGCCACCGGAAACCGAAGATGATTTAAACGAATGGGAGAAATACGACGATGATTTATAGACTGAAACTCATAGAAGGAACCAGTGAAGTTACATTCGAATTCACAGATTACAGCAAGCTGACGATGTTTGCACAGATTGCAATGAAGAATCATACACCAACCGAAGATTATAAAGGCAGGATGCAGGACTTGAGTCTGGTTATTGAACCACTGTCGGAAGAGGAGGGCGAATAGATGAATTACTTTGAACAGCTCAATCAGATTGATTGTTCTGAAATGACGGAAAAGAAAGGCGGACTCACATATCTTTCGTGGCCGCACGCTTGGAAAGAACTTAAGAAGCTTTTCCCTAAAAGCTACTACACCGTTTACCAGAATGAACTCGAATGGAACTACTTTACGGACAATCGGTACTGTTGGGTAAAGACTGGCGTGACGGTAGTTACCGAAGATGGGGAAGCAATAGAACACATAGAATACCTTCCGGTAATGGATTACAAAAACATCTCCATCCCGCTAGATAAAGTGACATCGTTTGATGTCAACAAGACGATTCAGCGGTCGCTCACAAAAGCGGTCGCAAGACACGGACTTGGACTTTATATCTACGCAGGAGAAGACCTGCCGGACAAGGCTGACGGAAGCGTAGAGGAACGAGCCTCTCACTCTTCAAGAGCGAAAACGAAAGAAAAGGCAAAATCGAAGCTTTCAAGAGAAGACCTTGAAGTGAAAATCGTCGCTCTGTGCGACGCAAAACGGCTTGATATTGCGGATATCTGCAAGAGAGTAAAGGTTGGCTCTCTGGAAGAACTGACGGACGATAGATTAGAAAAATGCCTTGAATATGTGCAGGGGTTATAAAAAATGATTCACAATATGGATAGATCGGGCTGGTTCGGAGCCAGCGATAGTTCAATGGTCGTTGCAAAGAACCGGCAGACAAAGACTTTCCGGCAATGGTGGGCGGTCAAGATGGGCGAACAGGAACCGGACTTCAAAGGTTCCCTGTATACGGAAGCAGGAAACCGCTACGAGCATCCCATTTTGACGTCTATCAGCGAGGAAATGAACCTAGACAGGCAATTACTCATTGAGAAGCTGAAAGTCCGTGTAAACTACGATGGAGACCTTAGAGGGACAATCTACGAAGTGAAGACGCACAAAGGCGACAAGGACTTTGAGGTTTCCACCGCTTACTGGCGGCAGGCTCAAGTAGAAATGTATGTCTACCAGAAGCACTTTGAAGACTTCAAGCAGCTATACATAGTATCGTATCCACTTTACCCTGACGAATACTACTCGGAGGACGGCATGGACGAAGTTGTCATTGATCCAAACCGGATAAAATTCACACCTATAAAATATGACAAACACTTCATCAAGGGAGAATACATACCAGCGGTAAAGTACCTTGCAAGGTGTCTTGAGAAAGGGAGGATACCGGAATGAAAAAGCTTTGGAGCATTTTTACAGACGATATGGATCACTGCATTTTTACCGGATCAGATAGGGTAGAACGGCATCATTGCTTTGGGGGATTCAACAGAACGAAATCAGAAAAATACGGATATGTAGCTCCGCTCCGTGCAGATCTGCATCCCAACGGGGTACAAGCCGGTGAAAACTGGAAAAAGATTGATGAATATTTGAAGCAGGAATGCCAAAAAGACTATGAAAAAAAGCACGGGACAAGAGAGGACTTCATAGAGGAATTCGGGAGGAATTATTTATGATCGAAACAAAAGTTGATCGCTTAGCGATACAAGACAAGGGTATGTCCGTCTGGATAGCGTTCAGAATGCCCCGTAGTGAAGCTGTGAACGATTTTAACAAGCTCAAGGATAAATCCCTCGATGGATACACTTTGACGCTTAAAAGGAAAAATAGACGGTCGTTAGATGCAAACGCCTATATGTGGGTTCTTTGCGGAAAAATCGCTGATAAAATCCAAGCAACGAAAGAGGATGTTTACCGGAAGGCGGTAAGAGAATGTGGCGCATGGATTGACGGTGTGTTTTCTGCAAGAGACGTTCCTGCGGTGATGGCGTCTTGGGGCAGTAACGGGATCGGATGGTTCTGCGAACACCACCATCGCACGGACAGCGTAGTGAGTATGAGACTTTATAAGGGTTCAAGTATTTATGACAGCAAGGAAATGTCACGGCTCATTGACTACATCGTAGACGAGGCGCAAAGCCTCGGGATAGAAACAATGACGCCAGATGAATTGGAGAGGTTGAAGCAGTTATGGGGACAGAAGGATACATAAAATTGCATAGAAAAACACTGCTAAATGACATGTTCTTGGAGCTCCCTTTTGACCGCTGGAGAGCGTTTGAATTCCTGATGCTAAACGCCAGATACAAGCCGACAGATATTATATTGAAGGGGAACATTGTACACCTGAATGTTGGTCAAACGATTTTCGGTGAGGAGACGCTTGCAAAAAAGTGGGGATGGTCAAGAGGAAAAGTACGTCGATTTTTGATACAGCTTTCCGAACTGGGCATGATACAGCACTACGGTACACCATATGGAACAGTTATAACCATTGAAAATTACACAATGTACCAGTGTGATGGCACAGCAGACGGTACAGCAATTACAACAGCAGACGGTACACAAAACAGTACAGCAGACGGTACAGCAGACGGTACACGTATAAAGAAAGAAAAGAAAGAAAAGAAGAATAATAGGGCGTTCAAGCCGCCCCTAGTGGATGATGTTAAAAGATATTGTCTCGAAAGAGGTAACTCGGTAGATGCAGAAGCGTTTGTCGATTTCTACGAGAGTAAAGGTTGGATGGTTGGCAAGAACAAAATGAAGGACTGGAAGGCAGCGGTGAGAACGTGGGAGAAGAACAGATCCACCAGAGATAAGCAGGGCACAACGCAAGACTGGGAGAGAGAACTTATGGAGGACGCAAATGGAAAAAAATGAATTCTTGAAAATAGCGAGACTCACAAGGGACCTTTACAGCAGACCAGAGTTTCTTCGAGAACAGAGTGCATTTGATGCCTGGTACGAAGCGATGAACGACATTCCGTTCGACCAGTGCAAGGATGCTCTGATGCGTCACGTGAAATCAAGCCGGTATCTGCCGACTATTGCAGATTTGCGTGAGCCGGGAAGGAGGATGTATGAGTTCTCAGCGAAAACAGATTGAGTCACAGATCATCGCCGGATGGGTGCTCGGGAAAAACTTAAAAGACATGGACCGGATACAGGATGCGGACTTTCAGGAACTGGCTCATGTGGCTGCGGCAATTCGCAAGTGTGGATCAGAGCCGTATAAAGTTTCACAAGAAGCCGGGATCCCGATAACAGATCTAATGACTATGACAGGAGAGTACACCGACTACTACTACCAGAGAGCCGTCGGGGAAGTCATGGACTATAAGGCTAGGTCGTACCTGGCAAACATCACATCGGATGTTCCGATATCCGAAATCAAAGAGACTCTGGGGAAATTCGAAGAAGCGGAAATCATCACACTGCCAGAGGCGGCGAAAGACTTTTGCACAAACTACTTTGCAGCACTTGACCGAAGAGCGACGGATAAAATCGTCAATACCGGAATCCGAGACCTTGACTATCTGTTATGCGGGATTCGTAAGAAAGAGCTTACGGCGATAGGGGCGAGACCTTCGGTGGGCAAGTCGGCGTTTGCTCTGCAAGTAGCGATGGAGATTGCCAAGCAAGGGAAGAAGGTGCTGTACTTTCCACTCGAAATGAGCACCGAAGCTACGGTGGAGCGGATGTTCCTGCGATACATAAACACTCCGAGGTCGAGGCTGCGTAGGGGTGATGTTGACTGGGCAGAACTGAATCTGCAGAGTGAAAAGGTGCACCAGTTAGAGAAATCAGGGAACTTTCTGATATTCGAGTCGGTGAACGATTACAACGTAATAGCGGCTCTTGTCAGAAAACACAAGCCATATGCGATCGTGGTTGACCAACTAGAGCAGATGCGGTGCTCCGGAGAGAGATTCCAAGATAAGAGAGCTAGATTCTCGCACATGACAAACCACTTGAAACGTCTATCTATGGTTGAGGATGTGGCGGTGCTCCTATGCTGTCAGGTGAACCGGAACGGCACGGGAAAACCGAAGCTGGACAACCTGAAAGAATCTGGGAGCATCGAAGAAGATTCTGATAACGTGATACTGCTCCACAGGATACCAGAAGAGGATATGATGTCCGGTGGATGGGATTCTGACCGGAGACCAATGCTTCTGGATCTAGCCAAACAAAGGGATGGCTCTACAGGAGAAGTGAACAGCATTTTCATAGCAAGCAAGTTCACGTTTTACGGAGTGGGGGATTGAGTATGACGAACAGCAGACAAAAGGGAGCACGAGGAGAGAGAGAACTTGCGGCGGTGCTCCGGGAGCATGGATTCGAGTGCAGACGTGGTCAGCAGTATTGCGGAGCGAATGGAGATGCGGACGTAGTAGGACTTCCGGGAATACATATCGAGTGCAAACGTGTGGAGTCATTGAACATCCACAAGGCAATAGAGCAAGCGAAAAGTGACGCAAGGGAAAATGAACTTCCGGCGGTGTTTCACCGTAAAAACGGGAAGCCGTGGCTGGTGACTATGACGCTAGAAGACTGGATGAAAATTTTTAAAGGAGAAAACAATGAAGGCATATAAAGGATTCAATGAGGAGCTGAAATGAGGAATCAAAAGCAGAACTATGTGGCTGTGGTTTTCACGCCTGCCAAAACCCACTAGATGTGTTTAACTACTATCCACCGGCAACTAGCCGTTATTGTGAGGTTGAAATGGACGAAGTAAATCCAGAAACAAGCAACGATAGCAAGCGGTGCAGTAAGAAGATTCGCATTGGTGTGGAAATCGGGATCAAAGGGATCGTCGAAGCAGGTGTAAAGTTCATCATGGACAAAGTTGATTGGGCGAATGCGAAAGAGTCCAACACCGGATACCAGAGTGCAGCTACCAACACCGGAAACCGGAGTGCAGCTACCAACACCGGAGACCAGAGTGCAGCTACGGTTGAGGGAAAAGAATCTATTGCAATCGCTACAGGCATTGAGGGTAGAGCGAAGGGGTCGCTTGGATGTTACATCGTTTTAGCAGAGTGGTACAGGGATGAATGCAGAAGTTGGCACATTAAACACGTACAATCCGCCAAAGTTGACGGCGAAAAAATTAAAGCAGATACGTTCTATACATTAAAGAACGGGGAATTTGTGGAGGTGAAGTAATGATTAAAAAATATGTAAAAAAACCAGTGGTTATTGAAGCTGTTGAGTGGACTGGGACGAATATTGATGAGATCAAGGAGTTTTGCAAGAATGCTTGTGATATAGATGTTCGAGATAGGGGCGAATCAGTAATAATCGGGCAAAAGATCACCATTCATACATTGGAGGGAGACATGAAGGCATCTAAGGGCGACTACATCATCAAGGGTGTAAACGGCGAATTTTATCCGTGCAAGCCAGATGTATTTGGTAAAACATATGAGATTTACAAGGGAGCGTATGGAGGTAGGTAATGTATAAAAAAGGCGATAAATTCGTGATGGAAATCGACAATGTGATAGTCGATGAAGAGGGCGATGTTCTTCTGTACACAATCAAGGGATTCAATGCTCTTGTGTTTGACCAGTACGGGTTAGATAAACTCTCGCAGATGGTAAATGGCGTAGACACTTATTCTAAGAACACAGGATATGCCGAAGGGTATGCCGAGGGACTGATAGATGGCAAGAAAATAGGCAGAGAGCGCGCAATAAAAAGAATCATAGAGAAGCTGACAGTGTAGGAGGTATATATGAAAGCACATTTACTCTTTGAACAGTCAGGAACATTTAAAAATGCGTTTATCAAAAATGGTGTGCAAGCATATGACTATGATATCCTGAATGATTTCGGAGAGACGGATTTCCAAATAGATATCTTTAAAGAAATTCAAGAAGCGTATATGGGGGGGCGGAGCGTGTTTGATACGTTTTCTCAGGAAGATATAATTTTTGCATTCTTTCCATGTACGCGGTTTGAAGATCAAGTGAATTTGTCTTTTAGGGGTGATTCATTCCAAATGAAAAGGTACACGGATGAGCAGAAGTTGGAAACGTGTATAAAGCTTCACAACGAACGTGCCATGCTATATGAAAAAATTTCACAGCTTGTAGTTGTGTGCTTGCGAAAAAGGCTGAAATGTGTAATAGAAAATCCGTATTCCGCCCAACATTATTTGAAACAGTATTGGTGCATCAAACCTAAAATCATTGATATGGATAGACGGCAAAATGGAGACTACTACAAGAAGCCGACTCAATACTGGTTTATCAATTTCGAACCAAAAAATAACTTCATATTTGAGCCTTTGGAATATGTGGAGACTAAAACTATAAATCATGTGAAAAAGAGGGATGGTATATCGAGGCAAGTTCAAAGGAGTTTAATACATCCGCAGTATGCGGACAGGTTTATCAGAGAACGAATATTGTAAAGGAGGTACATATGAAAGAAGAAAATAGAAGCGTAGGTGGTGGTATTGGATTTTGCGGACTATTGACGATTGTGTTTATTGTCTTGAAACTCTGCAAAATCATTTCGTGGAGTTGGGTGTGGGTTCTCGCGCCAACATGGATTCCGGCCGCATTGGTGATTTTGTTTATACTGTGTGTAATTTTAGGAGGGACGAAACGATGAATTCAGTAATTTTAATCGGCAGATTAACAAAAGATCCAGAAATCAGATGGGCAGGAGAAATGGCGATTGCTACATTCACGGTAGCTATTGACAGACCAACGAAAAGGGGTGAGGAGAAGAAAGCAGATTTCCCAAGAGTCACTGTGTTTGGAAAACAGGCGGAGAACTGCGAGAAGTATCTTGCAAAGGGAAGACTGGTAGGAATACAGGGCAGACTCCAAACAGGGAGCTTCACCAATAGGAACGGCGATACAGTCTATACAACGGACGTTATCGCTGATAGGGCAGAATTCCTCGAATGGGGCGATAAAAACAGCGAGAGACAATCACAGAGCCGTACAGAGTCATCTAGCGAGAATGTGCCGGAAGGATTCATGGCAATGTCGGAAGATGATTGCCCGTTCTAGGAGGTGCAAGCAATGACAGCCGTTAAGCGAACTATAATCATTCTTTCCCTGTGTGCAATCTGGTTTGGCGGAATGCTGGTAGGATTTAGTGTTGGAACGGCGATGGCGGATGAAAAATATACTGGCTTTTCTGGCACTGGCTATCAGGTGGAAATCAACGAAGACACAGGCGAAGTCACCATCCGCACTATGGTTGATGCAGTGCAGGAAATGGATGGGTATTTGATGGTAAAGGGAGTGCGTTATGAAAACAATGTGGTGAAAGGGGGCACAGAATGAAAGCTATAAGAAAAAAGATTCTGCCTGAATATTTTGAAGCAGTGCAGGATCGCAAAAAGAATTTTGAAATCAGAAAAGACGATGATGATGCGCAGGAAGGTGACAAGATAGTTCTGGGAGAATGGACAGGCAGATACTACACGGGAAGATTCGCGACAAGGACAATCAAGTACGTTTTACGGAACGTGCCTGAATATGGATTGAAAGAAGGCTATTGCATTATAGGATGGTAGAAAGGAGGCACGGAATGAGATATGAGGTTGATTATGACGATTATGATTACTGCCCGAATTGCGGGCAACGGATAGACTGGAGGGATGAAGAATGACGTTTCAGGAAGTGATGATAATGGTGACCAACGCCTGCGTTAAGTGCTTCCGCAATGGCACCGGTGGTTGTCAAGAAACTGTGGTCCAGTGCGCCACACAGATCTACATAGCGCAGATGAATAAAAACGAGGAGCGCGCAGAATGAAAGAAGCAAAACATGGCGAATGGATACCGGTGACGGAAAGGTTGCCGGAGGATCTCACAGAAGTAAATATTACATGGGTAAACAGGGAACCAGAGCCCTATTATGCCGACATAAAAGATAAACCATTCGTAGGGGCAGGTGTTTTATACAAGGGAATATGGCACTGGGGTTCAGCAACTTGCGTGGACATACTTCGAGAATATGGAGAAAATTGTATTGATGAAATCGAAGAAGGAGTTGACATTACAGCATGGATGCCGTTGCCGGAGCCGTACAGGGAGGTGAAAGAATGAGCCGCTGGATCGAGGGAACATTCGGCGGAAAAACGCTGATAACGATTGCTGATATGAACGAGTGCAAATACATGTACGACGATATCTGTTGCAATGACGAAAGTGAACACTGCTGTTGTTATGCGTTCGAGGACGATTGCAAGGGGTGCGAACTGTTCGAAAAAGAAGATGGGGTGATAGAATGACAAATTTCGAAAAACATAAAAACAAAATCAAAAGGATTGCGGCAAGTAAGGGATCACTTGCGAAAGTAAATGGTGAACTAAGACCATGCAAAGGAACAATGTGTAATGATTGTGAGTTTAACGAAGCCAGTGTGGGCTGTAATTCAGCATTTATCCAGTGGGCGGTGGAAGATGAAGAAATCGATAAAAGCTGTAGGTTCTGCAAATATGGTGATAGGGGCGAAGATGAATATCCGTGTATTGAATGCACGGAAAGATATTCGAACCAATTCGAGCCAAAGACGAAAGAACCAGAACTAAAACCGTGTCCGTTCTGCGGAAAGGACGCAAGAATGTATCATACGGGACGTGAGCATCACCATGTGCAGTGCGTAGGCTGTGCGTGTAATACGATGTCATACGAGACGCCAGTCGAAGCTATTGAAGTATGGAACAGGAGGGCGTAATGAGATGGATAGCATGTTCCCTAACATGGATGAGCGTATCGGCTGCAGTCATGTACGCCATTTCCCAAACCGGAAGAATGGCTTGCCTATGGTTCTTGGCGGTGCCGGTGTTTATGGATTGGTCGCCGATGTGGGGTGAAAAATGAAAGACTTAACCTATATGGATTGTTGGCACTTCATAGCTCCATTGATAGCACCACCTATCAATGATGAGAGGGCAACAACGATTTACGTTATGGTATACGGAGCGTTGAAAGAAGCTGACGAAAGAGAAAAGGAGAAAAAAAAAATGACAGGAAATGAATATCAGGAATTAGCAATGAGAACGATGAATCCGAACGACACGGAGAAGTTGGCAAGCCTTATGGGTGTAAACCACAGAGTCTGCGTCGGGAGTCTGGTAAACGGAGTAATGGGACTCACCGGAGAAGCAGGAGAAGTTGTTGACATCGTGAAAAAGGGAATCTTCCACGGAAAAGGCGTCGACATGGAGCATCTGAAAAAGGAACTCGGAGATGTGATGTGGTATGTGGCATTGATTTGCGAGTCGTGCGGATGGGAGCTTGACGATGTGATGCAGACCAATGTGGACAAGCTGAAAAAGAGATATCCGGAAGGTTTTTCGGAGTACAGAGCAAACCACAGAGAGGAGGGCGACATCTAATGGCGGATTCAATGAGAAAAGCCGTGTTGGAGGCGGCAATACAGACAGTCTGTGAGGACAGGCCGGACGCATACGGAGAACCGGAGAACAACTTCGCACTGATCGCAGATTTGTGGAGCACATATCTTGACCGTACAGTGATGGCGGATGACGTGGCAATGATGATGTGCCTGTTGAAAATCGCACGAATCAAGACTGGAAGATCCAAGCTTGATAGTTACATTGACCTTGCAGGATATGCCGCTTGTGCGGCGGATACAGGAGGACCCGAAAGTGTGTGATTTTGCAACGAGACTCGGTAGGGCGATATATCGCAAGGGAATATCACAGAGAGAGCTTGCGGAGCGTGTCGGAGTGAGTCCGGCAACAATAAGCTACTGGTGCAATAATGGGAACTGGATGAGCACGAAATACCTTGCAGATACATGCAGAGTGCTTGAGGTGTCGGCTGACTGGTTATTATTTGGAGAAAAGACAGATGGAAAAAATAAATGACAGAGACTTAAAGCGGAACGGATCTGGATGTCTGGATCTGACCGCATACGAGGCAATCAAGAAGGTGGATGCAACGCCGGAGCCAGAAGAACGAACCAAGCACGCCGGTGAGCTGTGGAGTTTGAAAAATGGAAAGACGGTGCTGATCCTTGCACCGTTTGACGACCACTCTCTGGCACTGGCATTGTTAGATGTGCCAACAAATAAGCCACATGAGGTTGCGATTAGTTACAATGGGATTCGGTGGACGTCGACAAGCATGATACAGTACGTTTTCGACGACTATCTGCAGTCGTTCCGGAAGAAGGTTACGAGTAGCGAAATGGCCGAGGTACGGGAGCTTGTGGCAAAGAGCCTTGCGCCCGCACTCCCGGTAGTAAATCCGCACGAAGAAACGGATGAAATGAAGACTTTGAGAATTGAAAGGGACTGCTACAAGAACCTTTGTGAGCTTGCAATGAAAGGCAAAGAGGGCGTATCATGCAAAGAGTAAAGAAGAAATCCAAGAAGAAAAAAGTCTTGATGGGCACCAGTGAAATCGACAGGATGAAACGTGAAATCAGTAGTGGACTTACGGACAAGCTCGGTATGCTGATTCTAGCCGCCACGGTGGATGTTGTGGGACTGAACGAAGAACAGGTATGCCGGATTATAGAACTTACAAACCATTATGCAGATTACCTCTCTGAAGGTGTTGTGACATGGGAAGATATCAGAAAGTCCATTGAAAAAAACGCAGGTGTTTCTATGAAAGGATGGTAAGATGGTTTTTCAAAACGATGGGATTGTTGAAAAGGTCTGCAAAAGCACCGATACCGGACTTTGGGAAGTCCATGTAAGAAGCCAGAAAAAAAAGGTGGTGCGATACATAGGTTTCAAGAAAAAGCCGGCTGTCAGGTTCGGGCAGAGAGTAAAGGCGGGTGATGAGATTGAATAAATTCGTTGAATTCAACGTAGTGAAGTTCTTGCAGGATTCAAAGCACTGGGAATCCCGGAAGAAGAAACTGAAAGACGAGCTTGCGGCAATCACTGAAATCAAGGGAAGGAGTGACGGCTCCCCGGGGCGTTCCGGAAAACCAAGCGATCCCGTAGCTTCAACAGCCGCTGAACGGATGAAGATTGAAACCCAGATACAGCGACTTGAGCAGTACGAGGAAGCTCTCAACTACGGACTTAGCACCCTGTCAGAGGAGCAGAACGCCGTCATCAGAGCTTTTTTCTTTGATGGTGGGTACATATCCCATAACGTTGACATGCTTGCTTATAAGTTCGCTGTCACCACTCGTTCTGTTTACACCATGCGCCGTGAAGCACTTGACCAGCTCCGGCGCACCATCACAGAAGCCTACTTTGAATAGAAGAAAACCCTTGCAATTACTGCAATTTAGCGGTATAATATAAGTGTCCAATATATGATAATTATTTGTTGTGTTTCTGCAAAAAATGAAGGCGATTTAAGCAGAAAAAAAGAAAAGCCCCGGATATTTTCCGGGGCTTCTCACCATTTCAGGGCTATTCTTTGCAGTGACAGGCAACCCAACAGTTCTGTTGCCCGCATGGAAGCGGAGAATTGCCCGTATTCTCTGGGCAATCGTCGCACTCCATGATGTTGTCCGGGTTGTCCATAAACTTCCGGTATGCTTTAACCTCAGGAGAGTTGAGTCTCTCCATACATTCCTCATAATTATTTGTCATTGTGCACCTCCTGTAATGCGTTCCAGATTTCCCCTGTCTCATAGTCTGCAAGAGTGTTGTCAAGTTCACCATCTTCATACTGTTCTAACTTCTGCGGTGGGATGCTGATGCGGAACAGACGGAACATTCCAGCGGGGTCTGTGCCGTAACTCTTTTTGTCTTTGTCAGAGAGGGCATCCCATTCGTTCATGGCAGTTTCTAACGCCTCGTGTTGATTGTCAAATACCCGTGTGCTTCCAACCCCTGCTTTGTCCCGGTACTCTTCGATTATCCAACGACGGGCACGGTTTGTGTGTCCACAAAAGCTGTATGGATCCCCGTTCTCCACCAGATTGTCTAAATCGGTGTATCCTTCTGCTTGCAGAAGGGCGATGTATTCATCGTCACTTGGATCCTGAAAACCGTTGATAATAGCCTCAATGGACGATGTCTGATGCCCGTTGATCCACTTGTCAAATTCGTACTTGTCTTTGAATCTCCGTGGCTCTTCGGTGTCCACGCTGGCGGATTCGTCAAAACGCATTCCGCTGAAAGTATAGTTTTCCCGTAAGTCATTTTTGCCGGGGTAGTATTCCCCTGTGAGCATGTCCATATATCCATACTCTCTTTCAGCATGGTGCTTGCTGTGTTCTCTCGTTTCGACAATAGAAAAATAGGTTCGGTGCTTCAAAATCGCACCGCCGTTTTTGTCGTCGATTTTCTGCCAGTCGTTAGCTTTCACCTCATAGTGATAGTTGCTATTTGTGCTGTGTTTAACTATTGTTCCTAACCGTTTGATCGCTTCTAACTTCGTCATTGTGTTTCCCTCCTTGCCCTCTGGGGCTGTTAACTGATTATACCATACTCCGGGGATCGTGTCCCTTCATTCTTTGATAATGTTCCATTCTATCCAGTCCAACACATCATTAAGTGCTGTTATTTTCCCCTGTGCGTTAGCCGCCTTGACTTTCCAGTAGCAGCAAGACGGCTCATCTTCCCGTTCCACGGCTTCCAGTAGCTGGGCGTTGCAGAGGATTATTTTCTTCTCTGCTTCCTGTATCTCTCTTTTGATTTCATTGACTAATGACATTGTGTCACCTCCTAATCATACTGATATGTACTTGCTGCCCATGTGATATGTACCGGCTTATCCGGCTGGGCTGTTTTTATCATGACTCCTGCAGTCAGCAGGGCGGTAAATACCGCCGTGAAGACTACTGTTACTATAATTTTCTTCATTGTTGAACCTCCTCCGGGGGACTAAGCCCCCACCGTGATATTTTTTGTCTTCATGTATTCTTTGATGTATTCCGTCTTGTACCTCTGCAGGTTTTGACCAAACATAATAGCTGTATTCTGTACCCAGAACGGAACTTTTAACTTGTCTAGCTCGTCAAAACAGGCTTTTATTGTCTCCCTTGTGTGCTGTAATTCCGGCTCATCCTCGCCGAACTCCGTCTTGATATGTTTTTCGTCTGCGATCCAGTAGGCGAGCCCCTCAAGGGCTCGGAACTGGGAGACTGTCAGCGTTGCTTTTAGCATCTTGTACCTCCTTAAAGTGTGAATCTGATTCCCAACCGCATACATTCTGTGCGTGCGTCGCAGAACGTGATCCAGTTTGCTTCTGTCATATCTGCCAGATATGCCGCTCTTGCAGCTTTGTATCTGGCGAGTGCTTCGTTTTTATCAGTGTATTTCATGGCTTTCTCCTCTCTATGCAAGTGCTTCAAGTGTTTCAATTTCAAGGGCTTCGACCTGTTCCCAAGTGAACCCGAAGCCCTTAACAAGTCTGTCGGCTTTCTCCGCAGAAAAGATGCTGCATTCCATTGTTGAATGTGCTGCGAACATCTCCACCGACATTTTGAAGTCTTTTACTGCCTGATTCCGAAGGAAGTTGTCTATATCCTCCTTGCTGTGAAACCCGTTCACAGAATCCTTTTCGATGTAGTGCCCTTTGTATTTCATTTTCTTTCTCCTCTCATTCTGCCGGGGACTATGCCGCCCCGGCTCGGCTTGTTTGCTATAACCATTCTTTTCTGTATGCGTCTGCCTGTTCTTTAGGCATCCAACCATATATAAATGCGATCCTGTCGTTGATTTCTTTTGTCTCCTGCATCTGTCCGT